CCGCGGTGCCTGTATTCTGCAACACTGTACCTGTTATAATAGCATGTGAATTATAAACATCGTAATGTTGGTATAAAAAGTGGCCGGTCTCCTCAATCTTTAAAGGATCAGTGTTAAACACATATGGAAAATAATTACCTGCCTGTGGGTTAAAGGATGCCGTAACTACATTTGGGCCTTCGGCGTCTGTTTGTTTAAGGCCGTTGAGTAATATTACAAATTGTTGTGAACTGGTATCAACCGAGCCAATGAGCGCGCCCTGGGAGACATTGGCGGCTTTGGATGCTTTTGTTGCTGTCGTAGCTGCAGCCGCGGCTGGAGTATTATCACTTGCCACGGTTGATGAAAGTGTGAGAACAACACCATTGGCTACAAATATAACCCCACGAATAATAGGGATTGAACCAACAGTGGTAGTGGTAGTGGTCGTCGGGTGTGTGAATCCTGCTTCGCTAAAGTAGGTACTACCTGCCGACTCGGACATAAAACAACCCAAAAACGTGGTTCGACCAGCTGGGCCACCAGCATATGCATGTACATTATTTGTAACAGTACCTCCTGCTTGAACTTGTTGGCCACCAACAATAAATCCCGCATTTGTAACTTTACCGGCTGAGGTTCGTATCTTACAATCCCCGGCGCCGAGAACCCTAAGATATGTCCCGGCTTGTTGGTTGGCCAACCATTGTTGAATTGCTAGAGGGCCAAATTTTTCACCATCGGTTTGGCCAAATTCAGTTACAAAATCGCGATATGATGCAATTGTTATAGGTACAAATGCAGGACCTTGATCGGCGGTACCAATCACGGCAGCAGGAACACCTTGGGGTCCACGTGTAGTACGACCACTTAAATCAATTTCAGTTGTGCCGACGCCGGGGCTTCGGAAAGTTAACTCAGCCATTTATTATGCTCCGATTCAGTTTATAAATATTCATTATTCGAACGAGACTCCGGCATTTGTGATAATAAAATCAATTGCGATGTATTCAATTGCTCTTGTTGGTACAATAATAATTCTACCGTTCATTTTATTTTGTTCAACATCAAGATCTGAATTATTACTATTATTACAAATAATTGAGAATGATTCAATACCTGCTTGTGCCTGGATTAACGCTAGCAATGGTGTAATTTGTGACACAAACCGATTTCGTGTTGAATTATTATTTTGCTCAAACAATAATGTCATTGCCACCGATGATATAAGGCGTTTAACTTCTAATAACATTCGCCTAACGTTGACACGGTCTAAAGCTGTTGCCGCTTGTTGCAATGTTTTTTGACCAAATATAACAAATCCACCTGTTGGGAATGTTGCGATAGGGTTGATCCGGTTATCATACAATAAATCCCGATCCGCTTTAGATAGGCGTGTTATAACATTTTTTACAAAGCCAAGAGCGCCACGATTGAAACCAGCAGGGGCGAACCAAGGATAAGATACTTTATCATTGAATCCAATAGCGCCTAAAGCCGCAATTGTTGGGGGAACTGTAACGCGTCTATTATTTGTTGTATCATCAATAATGACACTTGGGAAATATGACGCAACATAATTATTATCTAATGTACGACCGGCAAATTGTTCCGATGTCTCAATAACGTCTGGACGTAGAGTGCTATCACCAAATAAACGCGTTGATGTAGTACCATTGGCCATTCCGTATTCAGGGACATCAATAACCAACATTGCTTTACTATACTCTTTAACTTTATCGCTGGCATTATCAATTATAAGACCTTCCTTAATTCCCGGAATGGCTAATAAGTTCGTATACACAGTAAATGGATCTGTGTTAAGTTTAACTGCAGCATTAAATGATGATATTGAGTTGTTGTTAAAGCTTGAACCCATGGGGTTTGTGTTGGTGCTATCATATAAGTTATTTGATAAGCCCACATCTGATGTAGACGCAGCAAGACCTAACTGTGATGTTGATTTATCATTACCATACTGAATGTCAGGATCGAGTATGTTCCATCCGTCAAACCCTCCATAGAAAGGTAATGTGAATTTTGCATAAGGTGTAAAACGATTAAATCTTATTGAACTCGATGCCAATATTGTTGCCAACGTAATACGATTATCCGCTAATGCATATTCCTGTGAAACCCCATCAATATTAGTTGAAAGCTTACCATTTCGTACATATACGGAACCCAATATATGAGAAGCAGCAGTACCGGTTATTTCTGTATATTTTGTGGGAAAGGCGGTTGGAGTTCCTACATTAGTGTCTGGGCCAAGGCCCACACGTGCCAATGTAAATAGATTATTATTAAATGCGTCGGCGCCGGCACCGGTCACCATGGTGTCAAGTTTTTGAACACCAAGAAACTTTGTATACGTTGACACTAGTGGGTTTGGTAAAGATGAAACATTGGTATTAAGAACAGAATTAGAAAGTGATGCCGTCGTGGCCATCTTGGTGAACTTAACACCCCAGTGATAACGTGAATCCACACGTTCCTCAGAACCAGGGGCACCTTCATAATTTGTTTCGGTTGTTGCCCCACGCGTCACCTTATATCTCATTGGAAGAGGCGGGACTATTGACGAACTAAGTGATGATGATAAATCACTTTGCAAAGCATAAGGTGCTCCTCCGCCACCCGTCAGCGCGGTGACCAGTTGCCCATAGAGGCGGTGCCCACTTGATCCTAGGGTTCTGCCATTTGAGACCAAAGCTGTAAGACTACCACCGACGGAAGAACTATATGCAGTTAATGAGTCCGTTGTTTTTAATGTCGGAATTCCCCTGAAGCCGAAGGGTAAAGCGTTTTGAGGTATATCAGCATCATTTACGGCAATTGAAGGGAGAACACGAATATGCCGAGACATATTAGGGTATTTACCCGTTATCACCAATCGACGTTCACCTTCACTTTCTGCATCAAAATTGTATATAACTTTTTTGTCGCCAATTAATCTTGCGATATATCGATCTGATGTTGGGTCTAGATTACATTGGGAATACTGTTCAATAATCTGTTGGTTTGTATCTGTATCCCCAAACCTTCTTACTTGTACATCAAATTTACCATATTTGTTTGTTAAATCTGTTGACGCAACAAGGTTTGAGATTGAGATTTTGACATTATCATTTCCATATGCACCATCGTCAAGTGTCTCAAACTTAAAAAGATCATAACCAATATTACTACCATATGGCTGTGAAATAACATATGTAGTCTGGGCTGTTGTATACCTAGTGTCAAAACGACCATATAAATCTTGATATTTACCAGCGGTGCCGGGAGGTGATTTAATACCATCAACCAAGTTACCACTTAATATTGCAATCGGTTGTGAAATTGTTGATGCCAACTCATTTTCAACAGCAAAATCAGCATAAAGTAAATGTTGTTCACTTTGAAATTTGGTAGGATCTGTGTTTAAGATTTTCGAAATGTAATTTTCTGATGAAGGATTAAGCGAAGCCGAAAAGAGCTTAATTGACTTATTTCCACCAATGGCTGAAAGTTCGTTAGAAAAAGAGCTATTAGATGATGATAATATAAGAAGAAAATCACCAGAAGTATTTGCCATGGCACCATCTGTAAACCTGGGATCAACCCCACTACCTGGGACCATGTTTGAAAATTTAAATTGGGCATTTGTAACAAATGCCGTTGATCCTGTTGGGAATATCATCATTGCCCTAACAAGATTGACAATATCATTAGTATTACCCGCTGCCGCAATATCATATGAATCATTATCCGTAAAGGCCGGAAAACCCATTGTTTCTTGTGAATTTACAGCATGAGCTGCAGCGAGAAACTTAACAACGCCTCGAGCACGATTGTAATCATCAGCGACACCACTTTCATATGTACCACTAATCACAAAACCTGCATTTTTTACAACGCCAAGAGCGCGTGTATTCTCAATATTAGTTGCTGTTGTATTCGTTCCGGCACCCAGAACGCGTGTGTATGTTACCGCTGTTCTATTTTGTAACCATTGCTGCACCGCATATGGGCCAAAACGTTTTGGATTAAGTTCACCAAATGTTTCGCTATAATTTCCTTGTGAACCTAGCGTAACAGGAACAAACGCAGGACCCTTATCGGATGTACCAATAATTCCTGCAGGGATACCTTCAATTGATGTTGTACGACCCGTTAGATCAATCTCTTGTTCGAAAAACCCAGGTGATTTAAATGTTTGTTCCGCCATAAGGCCCATCTCCCATCTTGCTTTATATTAAATATCATCGTAAAAGGTCTAAAATCAAATAATTATATCCTCTAATATTGTACTAACTTCACCTCGTAACACAGTTTCACCTTTACGACTATTTCTACCTTTAACTCTTATCAATATTTCCTTTGTTTTTCCCGTTGTTTCGTCATATATTTTTCGGCTAATTATTTCCGTGCCTGGACCTGTAGACGAAGTTCCCACCGATGTTGATTTTTGTGTTGGTGCAGAACCATTGGGATTACGAGGATCACTTGACGCCCTATAAGCACCGGGGTCAGATTCGCCTGTTGACATTTGCGCCGCACTTGAGATAGAATCAGAGCCCATAGCGGCACCCGGTATTAAAGCTGAATCACTATCTAAGTCTTGTAATATATAGGCGTTAACATCACCAGAAGGTGGCCCGCCGATCGGCATAGGGTTTGCCGGGGAGTCTTCAAGAATAAACTCAAGTGTAGGTGCGGATATATACGATCTTAAACCAGTTGATTGACTTGGGGCATTTGGTTCTATTTGGTACGCAGTCACACTCATGTCAAATGAATATTTTATCACCCTTTCTGTATTTGAAAAATCATCAAAATTATCGCCTGATTTAAATGATGTACCAATATTTCCTGTAAACCAATACCCTTTGTCTGTTTCCAAACGAAATTCACGTTGTTGATTATTTGTATATGAAGACATAATCACTGAAAGAATATCATTCATTTGTTTCGTGTATTGTGTCCACACTGTTATATCATACATCGCCTTAAAATATTTAATCGGAGGCATTTCGATTGTTTCTATAAAATTATTATTAAGTTTCGGGCGTAACACATTACCCGTCTTAACCAAATTATTATTAAGCCCATATGTCTCACGCCGCGTTCCTTCAACACCTTTTGGACTACCCGACCTTGTCACACCTATAGGTACAGCATCACTAATCGTATACGCGTTTTTAAACCCAAGTTTGTTGATTAAACGCTGATAACGGGGATCCTCGGCACTTAAGCGACGCTTAATTGTTAATTGGAAATTTTCACCTGGGCCAAAACTATTTGCAGACAGTTGTTCGATGCCGGATCTTAAGATTGAAATCAATGGTAGGATCACAACATTATTTTCATCACGTAATGGCTTTTTACGTCGTAATATAGCAAATCGTTCACCGGTTGCAAATATCACAGGTATTCGACGGGTTTCATTATTTATTACATAATAAAGAGATATCTCTTTATCAAATAAAGAAAATACTGCCTTGTCAACATCTTCTATAGTACAAGATGGGATCTCAAAATCAACAGGGGGATTGCTTCCCTCGTGTCCTGTGGATATACTATATTCACTATTTTCTGTTTTTGTATATTTTGTTGACATTATTATGACTCATCATAGAACGAAGAACCTGTGTTACCCGTGCCTTTTGTTGTAATCTCTGCTGGGCCTGTTATTGGCACCTCCAATACATTCTTGTCAACCAATGCACGCTTATCATTTGTGAGACCGTCCCTATTTTTTGCAAACCCACGTTGTTGTGTATATTCCTTTTGAATTGCGTCGATTTCTGAATAAACTTCGCCGGTAGGCCCATGTGGTTCAAACACAATTTGACCCTGGCGCGCTTGAACCCCTGTTAATGTTACCCCTTTAAAATGCTCTATTTGACCGAATATATTGCTTTCAAAAACCAAAGATGTTATTTCAAAAAACAAAGTCCCATAGCTATAATAGTCGCCAATTTGAATTTTTTCCTCTAAACCTTTGTCGATAAGATCGCGCCACTGAATGTAAACTTCTTGTTTATATTTTTCATCAATACCAAAACGTCCTGTGACATATTCACCAGGTGACCACTTGATTAATGAATCGATTATAATTGGCGGGTCATATACTTTTTCTGCCGCCTCTTCATATACTTCATCAATCTCCGAAAGATCATCCCTAACTTTATAATAATAAATCTTTTGACCAACGACGTCTTTTACTAACTCTTTTGTTATGTCTGATATAAAATCAATTTCTCTGGGTGTTATAAATAATCTTGCCATTTTATCACCCTGTGAATATTGTTAACCCATTTGGCATAGGTATAAGTTTTAATAAACGATTTAAAGCCTCGGCTTCATCAGCTGCGCTAGCAATTAATGCGTTATAAGTTAACTTTCCCAATTGTTCTCTTAATTGTGTTTTTAATGTCTCTTTTTCCCCTTGGCCTTGAGCAACCAATTCGGTCCCATTAAGATTAACTTCTCCACCAGGTATAGGAACTGAACCAAACTTACTTCGTACATAACCCAGCAATTCCTTTGATAACGCAATTGCATATTGTCGAATCCATTGTCGACCCATAGAGTTAATATACTTATAAGTAAGATGACCAAACGGCACATTTGATGTGTTACTTACTCCATATAATGAGTCATCTGTATATCCTGGTTTAAAAGGATCTGCACCCAATAAGACACGCATCCATAGTCTTTTTGGCTCATTTGATGTAGGTTTTGGGTATATTCGAATATTTGTTCCTATAATTTTATATGAAAAATTTGAACGACGAACACGATTTGACATATTCATCATCCCGGCGCGAAGGACATCTTCAAAAACAGGTAATACATAAAATACGGTTTCTGGAGTGTATGATTCAAATGGGAATTCATTTGCCATATAGTTCGTTGCAGATGTTGTACTAAAAAACCGATATGCATCTTGAGGGTTAAAATGGAAAACTTCGGTGATTTTCATTTTTGTTTTTGACCCTACATCTTGTGTATCAAATAATATGTCACCGGCACTATTTTTTAAATCTGTGTATATATTATAATCCTGCACACCCTTGACTAACTCAATTGAACCACTAACTTGATTATAATCACCACCCGTATTTGCTTCCGTTGAATATGCTGCCGCCATTCTATTAACAAAGCTGTGATTAAAACGTTGTAACATTGACTCTTTGCCATGTGGGCCCACATTAAAACTACCAGATGTCTCTGATCCTGTTGCAAACCCTAGCATGTTTAATAATGAGCTTTCAGCCTCATGCATATTAATAATTGAACTATATTCAAGCGTTGCCTCTTCAAAACATGCCCATATTTGTTTTTTCGTTAATTCAACTGAAAGAATATCATCACCCAGCTTTCGCTTAATAAATGTGATTATATTATCGGCCTCCGTTTGGAACCCGGTATCAGCGTCATAAAACCCAAATGGTGTGGGGGCTGTTGTGTTAGCGAATGTTGTCACGCTTTAAGCTCTCATTATTTTTTAGTACGTGAACTAGTTCTCTTTGTAGATTTGGGTTTAAGAGTTTTTGTTACGGGTTTTTGAGTAGGCTTAATCGGTTTGATTGCAATAGCCTCAACGATAGGCTCAGGTATAATAACTGGTTCTACCTCAACGATAGGCTCAGGTATAATAACCGATGTCACTTTTTTTGTCTTTTCATTCTTAATAGCAAGAATTCTTTTCATTCTTAATCGACGACTCATATTTCTTTCCTCATTTTAAAATATATATCCAAAAATATATGGACTCACATAGAACCCATATTAAACGTTAACAACTAAATTAACATTATTATTCCACTGGGGCCCAGCACAGCTCGGAACCTAATTCCTGCCATGTGAATTCACCGGGCAAAGGATTTTCATCTGGTCCTGTTGGCCAATTTGGGTCTTGTGGGTTTGGTTCCATACCTAATGACATAACAAAATCATTTAATGTAACGCCAAGTGTTGGCATGGGCATCTCGAACTCAGTAGACGTCTCGGCTGGGAGATTATACTCAACTATCAAACGCTGACCTGGATCAAGCTTTATAACAATGTCTTCCATAATATCACTCCTTACTAGTAATATATAGGTTAAGTCTTTATAAAGATCAAAATGGGTTCAAATTTTTGTTTCGAAATGTTAATTGATTTTTCGTTCTTTTTAGAGAAATGGTCGCGACCAATCATTAATCTTAATTCTTCTTGTAAAATAAACCCAGCATTAAGTGCCGTTGATATAATTGTTTCCTTATGTTTATGGCTTATATTAATAACCATAATGCCATTTTGTTTTAGAAAACTATGTGCAGTTAAAAATGTTGGTAAAAGATAATTTTTAACCCATACCTCAAGTGTATTATGATCTCGCCAACATTGACCTGGTTCATCAAAATATTGTTCAGTATCAAAATATGGTGGGCTTGTAAAAACTAAATCACCTACATTGTTATCCAGTTTTAATGTTTCACTACCCATATTATGTAATATAATATCACCATCAAACATATTCGCTTGATGTATTTCATTTTTTAGTTGTGTTAAGTTTTCGAACGTTTCCTTTGCTGGATCGGTACCAATATATTTTCCGTTTTGGCATGCCGCAACAAACGCTAACATTCTTGCACCAAAACCCATTGAAGGATCCCAAACAATAGGCTTAAGGATATTATCGCAATATTTTGTATATATGTGGTACGCAACTGTTGGCTTAAACCATGATACAGAGGCACGCTGTACAACAAACCCACGAACTAAATTAAATGGCGATATATCAAACGTCTCATTTCCCGTCCATTTTGTACCATCATCAAGTATGTATGTGTAATCTTTTGAATTGTTCAAGCCTAGACGATAATCAATGACCTTCCCAAAGCGACGTGTATTAAACCATAGCTTTGCGGGGCCCTTGTTAACATTCCAATATGACGTAAAAATTGACTTAAGATAATCATTGCCGATTCTTGTTAATGATGATATGTCATTATGGGTTAAATCGACTTTTCTTTCCCGTAACTTGGATATTACTGACACTATTGTATCTTTTGTGGGATGCCGCCACCACCCATAGGTTCTAACATATTCTTGAAAAAATGTTATTAATACCGGTTTTAATATTGTTTCTGTATATTTTTTTCCTGGACCTTGTAGTGTTTCATCATTTAAACGTATTAATCTTGACCGGGTTATCAATGATTGTTTCGTTGTTTTAAACTGAAACATGCCATCTTTTTTGATATCACCATCAATTTGGGCATAATATGATATATCGATAAGATCTTTAATTGTTGAGGCGTTTTTAAGCTTTTGTTTATTCTCAATAGACGTCTTAATTCGAATAATACTTTTTCCGGCATTAAGTGCTAACCGATTTTTAAGCATATCATTTGCCATATTGTTTATTTGTTGACTTGTAAAGTTGTTTATTTTATCTTGGGCATGCCAATAAACATTATTAAATTCTATTAACAAATTATGGCTTGGAATGTTGACGTCATAACATTTTAAATAACCGTCTACATTTAACCAATAATTATTAGTTATTATTAGATTTGGAAATTGACAACTTAATATTTTATAAAAGGTAACCTCTAATATTTCGTAATAAGCAACCCCATGTTTTCTTTTCTTAACTGTATTTTGTTCCATTACAACAACCAATATCTTAAGTTTAAAATTACCCTATTTTAATATATTATATATTGGTTACAATGCATTTTCAATATACACACATAGTATGTCCTACAAACAAAATGTGGGGATCATGGTTGCCCATGATCCCCACAATATCACACTTAAGTAATATATACGTTTAAATGACGTTCATATCAAGGATAGTAACAGTACCATAGAAGTCGGCGCGGACCAGCTTCTTACCATACCTTGTCATCACACCCTTACGTGGTGTGAAGTCTTCAGGCGCGAAGACGGTAGGAGTGACGATAAGTGGCACATATGGAGCATACACATACCCAGTTTCAAGGTAAGACCCACCTTTGTACCCAACAAGAACCTTGTTGCGTGGAAAGTAGGGATCCTTATAAACCGTGAATCGATTAGAAAGAGTACCAGCCTTCTCGGCACCAACATTAAATGGTGTAGCAACCTGGCCGTCAGCATTAAGGCTCAGAGTTGGTCGGTAATAAACCGAAGACTCGAGAATTGTTGCAACGTCCGGACCAACCACCATGAAGTTAGCGGATCCCCGAAGAGTCTTACGATGAATGGTATTACCCACATCAATGCAAGTCTCAATCAAAGTCTCATACCAATCCCGAACAGTACCTGTGAAGGCCGGCCCTGGGGCTGTTGCACTAGAAGCCAGAATCTCCGTACCAGTCGCCCGATTAACGAATTTACCAGGCGCCCGTGACCAATAATAATTGGCACCGGATGCACCGAGCAGAAGGTCGTTAAGGATCTCACGATCGATTTCCAACGCAATCTGCGAAGAAAGAATCTGTGTAAGTTCAACTTCAGCGTCGAGGCTATGATAGGCATTAAGGTCTTGAGCCAGTTCAGGTGACCAACGGGCTCGTAACTTACGAGTGTCCGCAGTAACCGGAATGGATTCAACCTTAATATCAATCTCAGGAATCTCAGGTGATGGTGTCGTACCCAGATCAGATTCGAACGTAGGAATAACCAAGGTCTCGCCATTAGTTGACGTGAAGGTCGAATCCTGAACATAAGAAAGTGACACCGTACCCGCGGCGGTCGCGGCGGCGTTGGTACCAGATACAATAAACAGAATCCCATAATCATTCGATGTTGCAACATTAGTAATTGTTGACACCGGTGTAATACCTGTGACAGAGGCCCCTGAAGCGCCAGAAGGTGTAACCTGAACCAACTGGTTGAGTCGGCGAATATTAATCAGATTTGAACCTTGACCCTGAAGATTTGTAGAGACCGAACCATATGGTGTACCAGACGTTGCGAACACACCTATTTCTTTTACAGCAGTATAATCAATAGGTTTCGACGAAGCACTCACCGCATTGGCTTGTACCACAATTGCGGTGTAGCTATTGGCTGTGGACGCCGCGCCGTTTGCACCTTCGATTAAAGTTGTCAGTGTAGGGTCAAACTGAATTAACATGCCATCCGCACCGGTTGCATGCAAGGTTTCCCCAACATTCATTGCAGTACCTCCGGCAAACGCGCCAGAGGTCATCAGCGTCCCAGCATTCCAGCCGCTCGACAGACTCGCCGCATAGACACGAGAATATCCCGCACCAGCAAGGTCGTACATACCACCGGCCTGTGTCGCACCGGTTTGAACCGACTTACCAGCAGGGTTGCCATATATGGATGACCCACTATTATACGTTGCATTATCAGCACCAGCCGACGATGCGCCCACCGCTGTACCATATGTGTAATCGATATAGAAGAGCAAGCCAGCAGGCAGGCTCATTGGTTGCACAGATACAATTTCATTAGCGACAAGACCGCCGAACACTCGACGAACAATCGGGAATGCAATATTACTGAACCCGCCAAGATCACCAGATGCCGTACCATTGCCGCCGCCGGTACCAACGGTGGAACTCTCGCGAAGGGCCTGAGCCGCTTGGTTTTCCATAAGCACGGCCATGTTTTCGCGCTTCTGACCTTTAAGGCCTCGAAGCAAACCTGACCGGGACCACTTTTCAACAAGGCGGTCATTGTGCTTACCAAGGTGCCGTTGCCGGATCCCTTCGGTAAGCGAATTTAATCTAAAATCACGTGACATAATGTCTTCTCCTTAGGTATTAATATAGTTGGTTATTTTTTGTCCGAAGAAATTCCGGCCAAAGTTGCCCAACGATCCGCTAGCCCAACACCCTCATTCAAGGTCTTAGCCCCTGACTGGGTTGTTGATTTTGACGATGAACCGCGGACCCGTCGTTTCGACTCACGAAGAACTTTACCTCGCCGTGATGTAGATTTTGACAGGCTCTTATAAAGAAGCTTCGCTTCCCTAATTGTCTTCGCGCTATCAAGCGCTTCGACGATGGTCCGTTGCTGCCTCGCGCCCAGATTTTTATTCTGAGTCAGCTTATTGGCATATAACAACTTCGCATTAAACAGGTTAACTTTCAAAAGTTGTTCCTGTAACTTGTAGATGATCGATTCTCTTCGATCAATTTTTTCATTCAAAGTACCATTAACTCTTTTTGCCGATTCATTGATTCTGGTTCGACGTGATCGCCGTGGGGCGGTGGTGGTTCGACGTGATCGCCGTAGGGCGGTGGTGGTTCGACGTGATCGCCGTGGGGCGGTGGTGGTTCGACGTGATCGCCGTGGGGCGACTGACATTAATGCCTGACGGAGTGCGGATTCATCAATATCTAAGACAATATCATCATCTTCTTCTAATTCAAGTTCGAGTTCTTCCTCGTCAACGTCGAGTTCTTCCTCGTCAACGTCGAGTTCTTCCTCGTCAACGTCGAGTTCTTCCTCGTCAACGTCGAGTTCTTCTTCATCGACAAGTTCAACATCGAGCTCTAGGTCTTCAAGACCACGAATCAACTCTTCGTCCTCTTCGCCTTCACCGGAAAAAACCAGGGTTGCATCCAACTCTTCCAGTTCCTCTGTTTCATCCTGCTCGAAGAGTCGTGAAAAAACCCCTCTATTCAAACGACGTGCCATAATATTTATCTCCTTAAGTGTTTTTTCAATGTTACTACAAACCTGATTATTGTCAGACTCCTTAATAAGTATTGAGTCTCGTCTGATTTGTAACGCTTCTTTGAATAATAAGTTAAATTTTTGCGCAAAAAATATACATTGAGAATGATTTAAGCGCTCAATACGAATTCGTTCAAGTAATTTAAACCGTCGACGAATCCGCTTTAATCTTTGATTTAAGCCCTTTTTATTATATAATGAACTTTTTTCAACCAAAAATGCCAACGCTTTTAAATCTGCTTTTTCTACCATTTCTTCTGTGTCTTCTTCTGCATCTTCTTCTGTTGTTTTCTCTTTGTCTAAAAGTAATTGCTTTGAATCACATTCTGAAAATTCTTCTTCCGTTTCATCAGGTTCAGTTTCTACCTCAATCCATCCACGCAACCAAGCCTTATGTTTAGCTGAATCATTTTTAAGTGAATAAGGGTTTTGAGATTCATTAGATTCATCCGCCAAGAACGCCTTAGCAGCTTGAATACCTAGTGAATACGCATGTGAAATATTCTCATTATCACGAAGTTGATTTTGCCATGAACTAGACCATAAATCACCTGATTCATTAACATCACCAAAAATCTCTTCTTCAACCATTTTTTTAATCTGAGGTGTAAAAGATTTAATGATATTGTTCTTTGCAACCTCTTCGGCCATACGTCTTAGGTTTTTTGCGTCCAATATTGCTAGCTCATACATTGATTGTGACATGTTTATTCCTACGTTACAAATATTATAAAAATAAATATCATAAAATAACGCTAAATGCCCTGATTATTCGTGATATATTTTTTCTTTTGCCAATATTTTTCGTATAAATTGCCTGATTGTAGCGTCTTCATGATCTAAAAAATCAGTAAGCCTATACTTAAGGGGCGTTTCTTCATCTGTTTTTGGTGCTCGTGACCACCCTCTTTTTGTTCCTGTTGGGCGAACTGCGGAACGAAAATCACCGGTCGATGAACCAATGTTAATGGGCATGGTCAAAACCGCAGGATCTTTATCTTCCATATATGCACTACGTTTTTCACTTAATTTTGTAAAACTATAACGATCAGTCTTTCCATCGGCATATGGATCAGTGACTTGAACAAACCGACGAGTACGCACATTAATCCCAATCGGTATGTCATCAAGCTCAATATCGTTTATCTCTTCCGAATCCTCAACTTCCTCATCCGTCATAGAATAAGGGTATGCTGATCCTTTAATTTTGGGTTTTGTAAATTTGAGACTCGATCGGCCGTGGCCAAGATCACTACGTGAATCCAGACCAGATGTTGCCCCATAATTACGACGGGATCGTGACATTATTGTATCTCACTAGTCCCCAACCCATAACTGCCTAATGTTGCAATTGCAATTTGTTTAGTTGTTGTTGCGGGATTTGTCACCGATCCAATGCCAGTGCCGTATGTATTAGAAGGGGTTCGACCAAAGCCGTCAGGGGCCTTAGGTAAATCTTTGGGGTCTTGACTTCCTTCACCAGGTGATGCAGGGTTTGGTACCCATGGTGATGCCGGCAGACCTTCAGCGCCGGTCTTAACATCTTGATCGGGAGCAGAAACACCACTATCTAAACCGGTAAAATCACGATCAAATGTTGGAAGACCCAAACCATTCTGCACCACACCTTGAAGCAATTCTTCATTGCCTTGTGCCTGTACACTATCTCTTGTCATTGTCCCATTATGAATAGGAGACCCAGGAAACAACTCCCCCATCAACGTGGTATCGCTAGATCCCATGCCTAGTTTACCGGCAACAATATTAACAGTTGTTTGTTTAACGCTAGACATTTTGTTTTATCCTATTCTCTTTTAAAGGGTTAACACAGCTTTTTTACGTCTTTGAATCCTTTCCACTATAAGTATGGTCTTGTTCAAGCTTAAGACGATCAGAGTTTGGTAGATTTTTAAATGCCATTGATTCCCATGATGACACATTAATCCCAATATTATTAAGTGAGTCCAAAGAAACACCTGAATCGGCTTTTAAACTTGTCTCATCTTGTGAAGAAAAGGTGGTTCTTGCGGTATCCTCAAATAAAGATCTCATCATTGGATCACTAGTTATATTTTTTGCCAACGCTGATATACGTTTATTTTGAGTTGCCTCGGTTGTTGTAGCTAATATTTTTTCATCTTGTTTTTGAATCCGATTTCGACGGGTACGGCTTGGGTCTAGACAACGTTCTGTCATCATAGGCGATATATCGCTACCAATATTTCCTATCCCTTCCTGAAGAATCTCAACCAAACACTCTTTAACAAGGCCTTTTAACATTTTACGTGATATTTTTGCCATCATTTCCATCCTAAGATATCATTATATATTCTATATAAACGATCAGACTTAGTAAATATGCGTCGTAAATCATCAGTACTAATGTTTTTTCCTTCACGCATCATGAAAGCGCCTGGGGTTGAGGGCTCGGAAACAAAATCCCAACATATTAATTGAAAATCATCTTGCACTATTTGGTGATCACCCTCACACCTAGTTGATCCAACACCTCGAGATGATATGCCTAGTGTCACGCCTGATTCAACAAGGCTTTGTAATATCTTTCCAGAAGGCGTATTTAACAGCTCAACTGTTCCGTAACATATATCCCCGTCCATATAAGCTTCACGTATAATATGTGAGGCATTTTTTAATTCAACAACGCTTTCATCCGGATGATCACATTCCCCCAAGGCACGATTCTCTTTTATAAATTTTTGATAATTTCGAACTTCTCGTTCAAGAATTGGTAAAGGGTACATACGACCATTCTGGTTTAATGTGTTCGCCTTTTGTAACACACCTTTGAGGAGGATTTTGCCATTATTAATTGCACGTGACTCTTTAATACTAGTAATATCATATACGAAAGGTTGCCAAGATGTGAGAAGTTTTGCATTACTCATTATCATTCTCCAATTCGTGAATAAGTTGTAACATTGTTAATTGTTTTGCCATGGCATCCTTATTAGCACAATCCATGGACTGAATCTTCTTATATACGGTATTATACTTTTCGCATAAAATATCATTTTTTTCTTGTGAATGATATGATTCCAACATTAACAGAAGTTTAAGTTTTGTTTCTAATATTACATTTGTTATATTTTTTGGTGTGCTTGACTCTAATATCATATAACGTAAAAAATTCTTTTGTGTTGTTAACAATTTATTGGTATAAGATTTATTAAAACGTTCATGAAACATTTTAATGCTAATATCATTAACATCATCGATTATTTTTACTTCTGTCGTTATTTCATTGAGCATCATAAAATTACGTAACTGATTTTCATAGCGGGCAGTATTAGGCACTGATAACGTTCCAGGGTTAGCCCATTCGTTTAATAATGTTTGAACCGTTGCTAACGCCCTATATTTTTCAACTTGATCGGCAAATAATACTCCTTTGCCGAATATTTGATTTGCTTCATTAATTAATACGCCTTTTTCTTTCTTCAGTTTGTTCATATTAATGTCTTTCATCGAAGTGCGAGCCAATTCCAGTATACGATCAGCAACCTTTTCTGACACACCATGAGTACCGATAATCGCACTAAATAATTTATATTCCTTAAAAATTTCTGAACCTAGCGCAAAATGACGTTTCAAAAATTGAGTATATACTTTTGCATCATCAACACGACCTTCGACCAAAGCTTGTGAAGATCGTTGAATAACTTGCTCGTATATAAGGCCTACATTTCTTTTTTTGTTATGTCCTTTACTCATTTTCTAATTTCTCCGATTCATGCAATAAAGAACCTACATTTATATTTAGGTCGTCACCCATGTTTGTTAACATTGACTCCAATTCTTTTGTCATTATGGCGTGTTGTTTAACTTTTTTTTCATAAAAATCATTAATATTGGCATTATTATTATGTTCACCTAATTTAGATATTCGGCTTAAAGTATCGGACCCAAATGGTTTTGACATTGAGTCTTGGTTTCTTGCGTTCCGGCCGACAGCTGTCATTTTTGAAAAGTTTGGCATGCCTGTTTTAGCTGGACCTCGGACTTTTCTGGATTTTTTAATCGGTTCATTAAAAACATTAAGAATTTGTGATTGTTTTTTTATTGGAAATGTTAAGACATCTTGTGTCTTAATTTCAATCTTGTCATCATCATCATCGTCATCATCGTCAACATCATCGTCAACATCATCGTCAACATCGTAATTATAGGCAGTTAAAAGATTATCATTATGACTATCGGACAATAATAAATCACCAGTATTATTTAAGTCACGATTATCAGACGCAAATAAATCATCAATATTATCACCGGATGTACCTTCAACCCCCTCAGGGGGTGGGGCCGTGGTCGGCGCGGTATCCAACGATACGTCTTCGAGCTTAAGATCATGTAGTTTGTCCTTCCTGAGACCACGTTCTATATCATCAATTGCCGAACTAGTTAAGCCCATTACATTTTTTCTAATCCAGTCACGATCAACAACACCCTCTGGGGCTTTTCCTGCAATATCAAAACGTGATGAAATTAATTCAAGTTTTTGTTGTTGTGCTATTGAACTTGGGTTATTAAGCTTGAGTTCAAATGCTAACAGTTGATCCCCCGTAAATCCATGTGAATATAAGTGGATTATTGCTAGCTTATTAAGTTCCGAAATGATTGTTTTTTGGATCCTTTGAATTGAGCGAGAAAATCGTATATCTTCCTGCGCTAATGTGGCCTTGGAACCGATATCTTCATCATATCCAAGATATGCCCGAGGTATCTTAAGCGCAGCAAATAATTTCTTTTGTATATATTCGACATCTTCAATTGCCGAGGTATTAGTTCCACCGGCAAGGGTTTCAATTTTTGTTCCAGAATCAGATCCTCGCACCGGTAAAAAATAATCGTGATCCACACTTAATGTGTTATATCGAAGATCCACACGACCGGTGTCTTTATCAATTACTTCATTTCTTTTTAGATTATCTTGTGCTTGTTTCATATATGTTGGGATATCTTCAGGCGCCACGTTACCGACATCAATATAAAACATTCGTCGTTCAGGAGCACGTATAATTCTATACACCAACATTGCGTCTTCAATAAGAACTAATTGCCTCCAAATACGACGGGCGCCCTCAAGCACACTTGATCCATATGGTAAAAATGAATCATTACCTAATAATCTAAAATGTGCAATCTGCCAGTTCTCTAGCGCCTGATTACCATTTGTGATCCATCTAAAACGAACTGCAGATGGATCACTTGGATCATACCCTTCCTCCCGTTCAATTTCCATAATCGGGATAGGATAAATGTTTGTAATACCAAACTCTGGGCTTATTTCAATAAAAAGAAAAAAATCTCCATATTTACATAAGTTTCGAACCCACATTGATAAATTAAACTCAATATTTAAAATATCATAAAATAAGTTGTCTAAAATAGATTGTATTTTTCTATTATCACTATATACATGTAGCGTTACACCTTTATCATCAACAGAAGTTGCTTCCTCTGAATAGATATCTAGTGCACTGGATATTTCTGGTGTTGCCTCCATTGACGAAAAATCACCATATCGTGCAGTTCGATCAAATTGACCGTATGCATTTAAAGTACTTGACGTTACATTATTTACACCCATACCAAACGCATTTAATGTGTCGGTTGTTGTTGGTTTAAACCCTTTTACTTTACGTCGAATGACGGGCCCAGAGCGAAAAAGTTTTGTTAGCCTATTAAAAAGACTTTCTTGTTCAGCCATTTTTATCCTTTCCATCAATCATATAACCACCAAAAATTAGAAGTGCCTTTAGTTGGGCCCTCAGCTTGATCATTATCAATAAGTATAGGTTTATCAATATCATATCCCATATTACAATGGTTGTTAACAAATTTATTTTCTGGGGGTTTGGATGATTTGTTTATGGCAAATGCTGCCATCATCGCATTCATCACACCTTGACCTTGCTTCGTTAATGATGTATTTGTATCATACAAATATACCCCGATTGCCAATGACATAACTAAATCATCGTTTTTCCCTTTTAATGCCTGTGCTTTTCCATTACGCCAAACAAACGTTTTAAGTTCGTCATATAGGCGTGATGAGTATGATTTAATTTGTTTGCGTCGTAAAACTTCTTCAAGCTTTGTTAGTATTTGTTTACGAGTTTTTGTATTTGTTTCAAATCCTATTTTAGATAAGCCTTGACCATATGCATATCTATCTGCTTCATTTTTGTAATATAGGTTAGGATATCCATTTTCAACCAATTTCATAATCAAAGCATACCCATATGTATTGCTTTCTGGGCATATTAACGCTTGATTATATTTTCTTCCCGCCTCGGCAAGAACGACAGCAAATTCATCAGGTGGTGATCGACCCTTAAATTCACAAACAACTTCAGACGCGCTTGTGTCAATTACATGAAAAGTACTAAAGTCGGCAGCATCTCCTCGTGAAACATCTGCGCTGATTACATACTTGATGTCATTTCTTGGATATTTCCATAGCCATACCCCTGCTTGGGGACCCCATCTCTCTATTGGTTCCTTAATGGTTTGTCTTAAATAATCAATATCATCAACTGCTAAAAATGTGTCACCTGATGCCGCAAAATCACACATTAATTCTTGTGCAATTTGTTTTTGTGACATGTTTTTCGTTTCTTTCTTGAACCACTCATCATCACGGGCGGGGTGGACATCCCATAAAAGCTTAATATGATTAAACTCATTAACACCGGCCATCGCATCAATATAAAGTTTATGATACATGTTGCCAACGCCATTCGGGGTCGATAAAATAATGGCGCGCCCACCGGTTGAAAGTGTTGAATATATACCTGCCCAAACTTCATCAAAATTACGAACAAACGCTGCTTCATCAACAATTAAAAGTGAAAGTGCCTCTGATCTTCCTGCGTCATCAGAGGTTGGTACCGCCTTTATTTGACTACCATTTGAAAATAAAATTGTTTGTTTGTTGTTTTCAACAATTGCCGGCAATAATAGCCATTTTGGTAAATTTCGTACAACAACCTTAACTTTACGAATAAAGTTCATTGCAATTGCAAGTTTGGTTGCAATAACCAAAATATTTTTGTCTTTATAAAATATTGCCAACCATACGGCATAGGCTGCACTTAACGTTGATAACCCAAGTTGACGCGATTTTAAAACGATATTAAAACGATGTTCATTAAAATCTTTGGCACAATCATCTTGAAACTTATAGGTCTTAAACGGAATTAATCCCTTTTGGGGATGCTGAATCTTAACATAACGATTAAAAAAATGTTTTGGTATCTTTCCACATTTAATTATTTCTTTAATTTGCCTTTGTTTGGAGATTGCTGCCATAACATATATTGATTAATTTAAATGATATGTCATGACACGTGTATAATATGCCGTTTGACGTGGTGAATATATCGTCATATCAACCATTTGAACATCATCAACATCGGACTCGAGTTTAGGCCTAAGCTTTGTGCTCTTGGTTTCATCATTATACGCTTTTTTTGCATTTTTTAAAAGCTCCAAGATAAGAGTCTCCGATTCTTTCGAAAATCTATCTTTTTGCTCTTTAAGCGTTACATGATCAATAAATTGAAATATCGCTTTATATCTCAGCTCCAATACTTCATCACCTAAAAATGTTGATGACAACTTGTATTGCCCATTTGACCCACCATATGTATAATCAATAACTTGTGAAAAGGCGCGAAGGCCTGTAAGATCGAGCATAAATAACCCCATAGTATTTATTAAATATATTATAAATGAACAAAAAAGAAAGGTTCTTTTGTACGTTCTTTAAGACGTTCCTCTATTTGCCGAGGGTTTGGGCGCCACCCTTCATCCCATAATGGTTTAAATCTTTGTAAAAAGTGCATTTCACAATCAGCACAAATCGACACCCTATTATATACTTCTAGGTCCAATGATCGAAGTAATACATTGCAAATAGGGCATGCATCTGGTATTTTTGGTTTATGGTACGTTAACATATGAATCTTGTCCATTTTTTGTTATTGTTATAATATTATCAACCGAATCCTTGATGCCGTCAATATGTGATATCACCAATATTGTTTTAAACCACTTCTTGAGATTTTGTAATAAATTGTTGCATGCTTCAATATTAAGCTCATCCAGCGTCCCAAATCCCTCATCAATAATTAGGACATCACTTCTAGGTAATGTTGTAAGATTAATAAGTGCAACCCTTATTGCCAGCGACGCCATCATTTTTTCCATACCAGAGGCACATTCAATAATGCGTCGTGAATCACCATAATTAATATATATGTCCATTGAATTTGAGTCTGAATCCACCTCAAGCTCAATTGCAAATTCAACACTGCCTTGTAGAATTTGTGCAATTTCCTCATTGACTTGAGGTAATTTACGTGTCAATATGTTTAATGGTATGCCCTTTTTTGATGTTGCAACTGAAACCAACTCAACAATTTTCCATTCCAGTGTTAGCTTTTTAAATGCCTCATGTTCTTTACGTATGTTTTTAATTTCATTTTGCAAACGCCCTATTGATTTTGCAAGTGATATTTGTTGTCCGTCATTATTTCTTATTTTTGTTTCGTATTCCCTTTTCTTTAACTTAAGACTATTAAGATTATTATGTTCCGGATCTGTTGAAATATGTTTAAGCATGTTTCTTAACTGTGCATCATTTAATGCCACACGTTCTTCAAATACCTTAATTTTTTCATCACAAAGCACTATTCTAGATGGGTTTGTCTTAATTTCTTGTTCTATAGAGTTTGCTTTTAAAGTAATTGCATCAATCTTCTTTATTTTGTCACGAATACTATTGATATCATCCTCATTAATCGCACTCGACATTTCTGCTATGTTTTTTTCAATATTAATAATTTTGTTGCAAAGATCTAAAAGCTCAGACTTTGACTCGTGAGCAGACATTATAAACTTGCAAGTTGGGAATAAATCGTCACAAGGTACTTCATTTAACGCAGACATAGATTTTTCTAAGATGTTTTTTGTACGTTTTTTATTTGTTAGTGTTTTTCTCATTATGTCTAAATTACTAACAATCTTTTCGTATATAAAGACTTGTTTTTTAAGATCTTCAAGATTATATGTCTTTAAAAAATCTCTAATTTCTTTGATTTTATCACTTTTGTTTTGCCAACTAGTTGTAATATCAGTCTTTTCCTTCTCAAGATCAATGATTTTTTTCTTAAGATCTTGAATCTTTACGTTTTGTTGATCAACATCAGATTGCGTTATAATTTCTGTTGGAAGTTGTGAAAGCTTTATTTGAATATTTTGTAACTTATCGTTTATTTCTTTTTTTATTTCCCCATGTTGTTTTAGGTTAGTTTGTAATTTTGTTAATTCAATATTTTTTTCATACTCGATTGTTCCAAAATCACGTCGGCGAAAGTATGCTAGTTTTTCTTTAAGGGATGAAAGGTCTTGGCGTGCAATTTTATTTAGATTATCAAAAATTGAAAAATCCAAAAATGATGTAAGAATTAATTTTCTATTTGTGGCACGCTCTTTTATAAAGTTATTCATTGAGCCTTGAGACGCAAATGATGTAAGCAAAAAGTTGTCTGCAGTGCCAATTAATGACCTTACTCTTTTTTCTGTTTCACGGCGCTGTTCCTCAGACATATCCTTAATAATTTCTTTATTTTCATTAAGTTGAAAGCAGTTCATGTGTGTTACGGCGTGTTCTTTACCTTGTTTTGTTACTTTTTTAACGCTCTGTCGTTCAACACGATAATGTAAACCACCAATAGTAAAGTCGATTGATACCTTGCAATGGTTTTTTCTTGCATTAATTATATGGTTGTTTTTTATTGCGCCACGGTCGGTACCATTAAATAACCCATACATAATTGAACCTGGAATTGATGATTTGCCGGTTCGGTTTTTGCCAAATATCCCATTAATACCACGTAATGCATTAAAATTAATCTTATTACCCAAACCATATGAATAGATGTTATCAAATTCCAAGGAGTCAATTGACCACCTTACATTGCGTAAACAATCTGGTTCCAAAATTTGATCATATATTTTTCGATAATAATTAATTATATTCTCTTTTTCCTCAGCAGAATATTCCAATGATTCCAACCACATATTCATATATTTTATTAACGTATTAATATCTCTAAAATTTTCATTTTCAAGTTTTAGATCATCTTTCGATTTGGAAATTTGTGTTTTATCGCGACGAAGATCATAAACCAATTCATTGACGTTATAATTTTCCTTCATATATGATTGTAGATGTTGCCAACTAATTTGCTGAATTGGCGTTTTACTTTGAATTCGAATCCTAGCACCTTTTGGGATATATGCATATTTGTTTAATGTTTCTTGGATTGTATCTCGCCAATCGATTGTGATATATGGTACTTCATTTTTGATTTGTTTAAATGAGACATCAAAATTATCTTTATCATCAATTTCCCATAACAAATAACCTTTTTTGGTATGCTCAGCAAAATTTTGTTGGATTGTACTACCACTAAATGCTATAGTTTTTTCCCCATTAATAAATTGTGCCTTATGTATATCACCCAAAAATGCAAATTCATATTCCTTAAAGAATGATACGTCAACATCCCCATCAAGACCCCAATTTGTGTCTGTTTGTGCATCTGTGACTGAACCATGAAAACACGCTATATTTGTGTCGTTTGGTATTGGTTTAACATTTTCCCAACCCTCTTCATCAAAACAAGAAAAAACACAAAAATTATAACCAAGGATATGTGTGTTATATGTTCCGGATTTTTTGTGTAAATAAACATTATCTAAATTTAATGCAGACAATATTGGTGATATTGCATCTTGTCGTTCTTTGTTTAACATTAGACCATCATGATTACCTAAGATAATATGTACGCTTGGAGCTGATTTTGAGAGCCCCTTAAACCACCATGATAAAATATCAATAAGTTCAGGGGATATCCCTTGTGTTTTACTATGAACAATATCACCACCTACAAAAATAATATCAGGTTTAATATCATTCATTTGATCAAAAAAATCGTTAAATGATTCTCTATATTGTTTATGTCTTGAAAGACCTCGAAAGTGTATATCAGATATGTGTACACATCTAAACTTTCTATCAATATTCATAAAATTGTTCCATTTTTGATTCCAGATATCTTTTGGTATAATTGATCAATTGGATCCCAATTATACGCAAGACGTTTTTGCTCTATAAATTGTTCTTTTGACATTTCGCCTACATCACTAAACTTACCGAGTGGCATTATTTTAATATTACACCCTGCCATATGTAGGGCTTTTGATATTTTCTGTATTTTTATTGGCATATCGGCATCAAGAGCCAACAATATTGGGGTTCTATGTTTTGCACATTCGCGAAATAAAGAATACTTTTCATTAAGATCTGAACCCAATAAGCAAATTGCATTCTCATCACACTTTACCAGATCAAATGGGCCCTCAACAATTGTGAGACGTTTAGTAAAGTCAATATTGATTTCATTAAATATAATCGTCTTTTTTGTCGCTTTTGAGTTGCAATATTTATAGGTTTTTCCTTCATCAATTATACGAGCAACCCAATAATTAACATCACCATCCAAATTTAACGAAGGAAAAATAACACGACGCCTTGTTCTACCAAATGTGGTTGTACCTAATCGATAATACCACATATCTTGTATTGTGATATCTCTTGTTTTAAGATATTTTAAAACCGCTTTAACGTCCGGATGTTTGGAATCTAGATTTGATGCAAGTAATAAGAAACCCTTTGGTAATTTTACTTCCTCTTTTATTATATCAATTTGTTTTTGTGTTATATTATCATATGAAAATATTTCCTTTGCCTGATCAAAGTATGAAGGTGCATATTTTCGAAATAACGTTAATATTTTTCGCCCTTTTAATCCACAAACCCAACAATGATATAGTTCTTCATCAAGTTTTATTACCAACTTAAGTTTTGTATGATTTAAACGAGAATTGCAATTATGATTAACACACCTTAATGAAGCATTAACACCATCATTTGCTAACACGCACTTACCAAATGCCTTCTGCAGTAAGGACATCCGTTCACGTAAACTAATCATTAATCAATAATAAACCACTAATCACATATTTTCAAATATGCTAATCCAGTTACTATTGCATCAACCTCATCGTATACACCATTATCATGTATTTCTAGGCCCTTTCTTGGGCCCGACTTAAGTATCCTTGTTCCCCATTGTATTTTTTGATTGGATGTTGCCAAGAGGCTATCTAGTGCTTGCTTGACCTGTTCTTTTGTTGATAGTCCACAAACTTTTTCCCTAAGTATTTTGAAGCCTAGAGATCTACGTGCTTGATTAACATCAATGTTTGTTAATGGGATATTAAGTGTAGAGGCCACGGCATATGATAAAGCACCATTAAACCGGGCAAGAGTGTTAATAACTTGTGCAGATGAAAGGCCTCTTCTAAATGCCTGTAGATTTTTCTCAATAGCTAGCGCCTCAATATCAAGGCCTTCAATAGAAGATAATATTTTCTCTTTTGCTTTTGTTACTTTCTTAATAAAACATTTTTCTTTTCTTAAATCAACATGACCATAAACTTTAATTAATCCGGTTTTGTCAATAATCGCATACCCGGTTATTGATGTAGATATATCTAGCGCTAATATCACTAAAAATCCTTTTTTAACCTAAATGTTATTGCGTCTGTTATCCGTTTAACAATAGGTTCAGATAATGTTGTACGACCAATAACGTTCATATCCTTATCATGTAACAATATAGTTGTTATATATACAAACTCATCTGCTGTTTCATTTGCATTATCGGTAGGTGCCAATTTTAGGTATGTAGGATTAGATGACACATTTAATAAATTTTTAGGTGCCTCGATTAACATCTCTCTATTAATCACATCCTGTATACCATTAAAATCAATATTAAAACTACCACTACCGAATTGAAATAAATGCGGGGACTTTATTGCAATAATCCCTTCATTATAAAATACATTACCAACTGAGTGAAGACGATTTGGCGTTGGGGCGTTTGATCTATATAGATTACCAAACCCATCATCCTTAAGTGTCATATTTATTTTATTGTCACTACCTATTAGTCCTGTGTCACTAATTGTTAGCGTTCCTGGTTTTATTCTTTTTCCATAAAATATATTTGACACATTGAAAAATACTGCTTGATTAGATGATTCATCACCGGTTGCCTCGAACACATAAAAACCCCTTGCTGTAGAGCTTGGCGTGTGGGGTGATTGCATTCGGTCTAGACCATTGGGCTTAAACATAATATTACTTTCAAATTGTTTACCTATGATCATAGGGCTATTTAGTGTTTCGTTCCAATCATCACCTATTGAAGTCTCAAATTGCCGATCATTATAAAATGCGCCATCTGTTGGATCTGTTGATGGGTAA